GATGTGGGATAAACAGCGTGAAGCATTGCAGAGTATAAATGCGAGTCGATGGAGCATAATCCTCAAGGCACGTCAGTTAGGCTTCTCGTGGTTGGTAATGCATGTTGCCGCACATTTACTTGTAACTTCATACGGAAAATTAGCAATAGGACTGTCACAGTCGGAGAAGGAAGCAAAAGAACTTGTCCGAAGGTTGGCAGTCATTTTGCGTTATATGCCTGAACTGATTGCGGAAAAAGGGAATATCCCTAATGGATGGGACGGGCCGATATTTGATTCTACGGCATTAACGGTAACAATCACGTTTCCTAATGGCTTAGAGTCAAAATTCGAAGCGTTCCCTTCTGCGCCTGGAGCGGGTCGTTCATTCACAGCGAACTTAATAATCATTGATGAATGGGCGTATCAGCAGTACGCGGAAGAAATATGGGGTGCGGCTTTCCCTACAATCAACAGTAAGTTTGGTGGTAAGGTTATCGGATTATCAACTAACCAACGTGGTTCATTCTTTGAGCGCATGTTTCTGGATCCTGATAACGGCTTTACAAAAATATTTATTCCTTGGTATGCCGACCCGTCACGTGATGATGAATGGTACGAGCGCACTAAGCGAATGATGGGCGATAGTATGACAGCCGAGTACCCCGCGACCATTGAAGAGGCGTTAGAGGTACCAGGCGGTGCGTTCTTCCCCGAGGTAAAGCGAGACACGCACGAGACAAAAGAAGAGCTTACAGGCGTATTAAGAACATATTGCGCAATAGACTACGGCTTAGATGCTTTGGCGGCGATTTGGGTACACATAGACACAAAAGGAAACGAACAAGTTTACCGTTGTGTAAAAGAGCCGAATTTGACGGTAAGCCAAGCGGCCGAGCTGTTACTAAGCCGTAGTGCATATGATGGATACATACAATGGTTAGCGCCTGATGATTTGTGGAATAGGAGACAAGAAACGGGTAAATCAGCGGCAGACATTTTCTTGGAAAATGGTATCAGTTTAATAAAAGTCAACAGAGATATGTTCAATGGCTGTATACAGATGAAAGAGCACTTACGGGTACCCGAAGAGGGAAAACCGAAGATTACATTCTTGTACGGCACATGCGACAAACTTATAAACGATTTACAGAAGATACAAAAGGACAAAAACAAAACAACTATATACGCAAAAGAACCCCACGACTTAACGCATTTGCCTGACGCATTGCGTTATTTTTGTACTTGGTGGGCGTCACCCGCGGCCGCAGAAGTAAGGAAGTCCACGGGAAGACGATGGAGCCAAGATTATCTTGACGATTGGGACAACGCAAACGAAGAAATGCGTCAACTTATGCGTGAGTTGTACGGAGAACCTGTCAGATGAAATGGTGGAAGAAGCTAATGAGAGACGTAACAAAGCCTGAAATTCCCGCAAAACTTAAAAAATGGAAAAAGAAGTACGACACAGCGAAAAGCAAGTACGAAGGCGTTCTTTCGGAGATAGAAAGATACGAAAATCTGTACGATGGCGATCGCCGTGTAAACGTAAACCCGAATAAAGGTGATGGATATGCACCCGTTGTATCAACCAACGTGCGAAATATCACGTTTGACTTGACAGAATCGGAAGTTGATATCTCAATTCCCTTTCCGCAGGTTACGCCCGTACACGAGGAAGACGAAGAGCAGGCCAAGTTAATTGAGGCGTTCCTTAAAGCGGAAATGAAAAAACTCAGATTAAAGGCCAAGAACGACATAAAAGAGCGTACAACGCCCGTTACAGGCGGTTCTTTCGACCTTGTAGAGTGGGATAACACGATTAAAACGCATTGTGCGGTTGGCGACTTGTCTGTTGAAGGATTGCACCCCGAAAACGTCATTCCTCAGCCTGGCGTTACCGAGATTGAGAAGATGGATTACATCTTTATCCGCACAACGCAGACAAAGGACTACATTAAGCGCCGTTTTGGTGTTGATGTAAGCGAAGAAACCACAGATAACGACCTTGAAGACGAGAATTTAGAAGACATCATTCAGCTTGTTACGGTATATTACCGCAACGAAGAGGGTGGAATCGGCTTATTCAGATGGGTTGGTGACGTAATTGTTGAAGATTTGGAAGATTACGAGGCCAGACACATTAAAAAGTGTACCAAGTGTGGGGCAACCGTTGTCGGTTCCGTGTGTGCTTGTGGTTCAAAGTCGTTTAAAGAAGAAAAAGACGAAATGGATCATGTAATGGTTCCTATGCCGAAGACAGTTAGAGACAGCGAAACGGGAGAAGAGTTAGTTGTTTTAGACGAATTTGGCAATCCCGTAATGGAGCCAAAGCCAATAGAGATACCGTACTACAAGCCCAACCTCATACCGCTTATTTTAAGACGTAATATCTCAAAATATAAATCATTCCTTGGTTACTCCGACGCGAAAGCGATTGAAGACCAACAGGACGCAGTAAAGAAACTCGGTTCAAAGACTAACGAAAAGACTTTGAAGGCGGGTTCTTTTTTGACTTTGCCTGAAGGATTGAACGTTGAGACGACCGACAAAGAGTTTAAGATTGTCCGCGTTAAAAACCCGTCTGAAATGGCAATGATTAACGTGCTTAACTGTCAGGCCGACATTTCAAAGGACTTAACGCTTCTTGAAACCAATTATCAGTGGGCTAAATCAGCGTTAGGTATCACCGATGCTTATCAGGGTAAGTACGATTCATCCGCTACCTCGGGTGCCGCTAAACAGTATTCAATCAATCAGGCGGCAGGACGTTTGGAATCTAAGCGCGAAATGAAGAATGAGTCATTTGCAAAGCTGTATGAGTACATGTTTAAGAAGGCTTTGGCGTATGCAGACCAACCGATGCCTATTACCTACGAAGGCAAGGACGGCAAGCGCGTATACAGCCACTTTGATAAAGCAGATTTCCTTAAGCGCGATTCTTCTGGTGAATGGTATTGGAACGACGAGTTCTTGTTTGACATAGATCCTACGTCAACCTTGCTTACAAACAGAGAAGCAATGTGGAACCAGAACGATATCAAGTTACAAAGCGGTGCTTACGGTCAGTTAGGCGACTTAAGAACCATGAGACTGTATTGGCAACAGCAGGAAAGAAGCGGGTACCCCAACGCGGGAGAAACACTTGCGGAAATCGAAAGAATGTTAGCGGAGCAGAATGAACAGCAAGCAATGTTAGCTCAGATGCCCCAGGAAGGAGTACCGAATGAAATGCCCAACATGTGATATCGAAGCGCGAATAGCGAGTTCAAAGATAGTAATGATAGGCGACAAGTTAGTTCGGAGACAGATATTCAAGTGCAGAAATCGAAACTGCAAGATGTACAACAAGGAAGTCGGCAGAATCGACATACCGCTTGAATACGAGATTGAAGGACAGACAGAGGAAGGAGAAAAGGAATGAGAGCAGTTGTTGAAGCAAACGGCACAAGAACAATATACGGAACATCATCCGAGACAAAGCCCACAGGCACAGTAAACGGACAGTTTGATGTAGAAGCTGGAGACGTATTTTACGAGGTAGATACAACGGACGTTTATATGTGGAGCGGTTCAGCTTGGGTTAAACAGTAAAGGGGGTAGCGTATGGATTTTCCTACATTATCACAGGCAAAAAAATTTACAGCGGATACGGCTGAGCAGTTCGGAGCTTTAAAGGGAGCAAATTGTGGGTTAGGAACAATAGCTGACATTACAAGTAGCGGTGCGACAGTTGGAAAAAGAGTACCTTTTGTTTGGAAGAATGATGATGACGAAACGCAGACTTCCAACATGGACATCATGTATTCCGACATTGCCGACATGGTACTTGCACAGTTACCCACAGCGGAAAGTATAGAGGTGTAGCCTATGAATAGAAACGATAAATTGTCTATCTCATACGGCTTACTTGTAGACACAGCAGATGCAATAAGAGCCCAAAAGGGCACATCGTCCTTAATCAACCCGTTAGACTTTCCGAGCATTATCGATAGCATAGATGGAAGCCAGCCTATTGAGTTAAAGATGACTTTCAAGAACACCACACCGTCAAACGCTTACGGTGAAATCGTATTAACCGCCCGTGACTCAGAGTATAGCGGTAACTACGATATTATGTGGGGTGATGCGTTAGGGGTAATGTCAAACTATTCCAAGATTGATACCGTGACTCTTGATGTATCAAACAACAAGACGATGGCATCAATTAAGCTGATGGAGTTCAACGCTATTCCCAAGTACGCTACAAGAGTGTGTGCGGTACAGAGCGGAACAATAGTTACATCGTTCAACATTCCGAGTGCGAAGTTATGGGCAAGCGGTAACTACGGCGAACACCTTTACTCAGTAGGTGTCATATCTGACGTTCACGTTCAGTACACTACGGGCGGTGACGATGTTAGAGTAGCCATGACGTACTTAAACGAGCGTGAGAGTGTTGACGCTACTGTTATCGCAGGTGATTTAACACGAAACGGTACAGTTTCAGAAATGGAAGAATGGAAGGATAAGAGAGACACTTGGAGTCCTGACACACCCGTTTACTCATGCGTCGGCAACCACGAAGCGAAGAGTACATCAGCAATCATGTATACCGATACAAGCGCAGTTCGTGAGTATTTGGATAGTGATTGGGTAGACGAAACAGCACCGTCTTTCCTTAAGGTAATCAACAACGATGTATACATCTTTATGAGTATCTTCAACAACAGCGTTGCAAGTTCCTCAAACACGATGTTGACTACATCAGACCTTGATTGGCTTGAGGAAAAGTTGGAGTTATACAGAAATCAGAGAGTGTTCTTGTTCATGCACATACCGCCGAAGTGGGATGTTTCTGGCATAAAGGTAGGCGGTATTTACAGCGGATTCGGCAACGGAAACGGCGCATACTCTTATGAGTTGTGGGGCGGATTATCCGACAGAACACGCTTCTTAAATATGATAGACCACTACAAGAACGTTATATGGTTTAGCGGTCACTCTCATATCAAATACGAGTATCAGAAGTTATGGGAACACCTTAACATATGGCAGTACAAGGGCGGTGCAAGATTCGTACATGTATCATCCTTGACAGTTCCGAGAGATATTGTAGACGGTGAAGCAACGGACTACATCTATGCAGAATCCGAAGGTGCGGTAATGGACGTATATACTAACGTTATTCGTATCAGATGCCGTAATTTCGTAGGCGAAAAGTTCTACGGCTTATGCGAATATCTGATTGATACAACACCTGTTACTATTCCTTCAAGTTCAAAGACCTTGGTAAGCATTTCCGCTACCAAGACAAAGACAAGCTACTATACCGATGAAACGCTTTCAACAGCAGACATCACGGTAACGGCTACTTGGAGCGACAACACTACAAGCACCGTCAATAACTCGGATGTGGTATTTGACACAAGCAATGTTGACATATCCACGGCAGGTACTTACACAATCGGAATTTCGTACACATACGGAGAAGATACCGAGACAACGAGCGTACAAGTATCTTCTGTCGAAAGACCGAGTGTAAAGACCTTATCGGCAATC